GCCTGTCCCTGAAAACGGGTAACGTCCTTATCTCTGTCGAGATACGTGAACCACATGGTTGCCCCGGATGGGAACACCCACGTTGACTTCGACTCACGGAAGATGGCTCCGGGAAATGCCTTGGGGTATAGCTGCTTGGACTTGTCGATGAGTTCTGTTAGTTCGTCGAGGGTTCGCCGTAGAAGTAGGCCAGGATGATTGGCATTATGGCAATAGCGTAGGGGGTCAGCAAGTAGAGCAAATGACTTGCCACCGCCAGCGGCCCCGCCATAAAGTACATCCTGTTCGGAAGCCGAAAGAAAGTCCTCTTGAGGTCCTTCATTAGGTTTGAAAATGACAGGGGTATCATCTATTAGGTCCGTAACTGCTGGGGGTAATATGTCTATGTCTGCTGCATCTACCACACGTGTCTTGTTGCCGTTGATGGCATTCTCTATGTTCTTGGCTGCGCTGGTCAGGTCACGAACCTTGCGACGGTTCCGGGCTGTCTTCACATCCTGCTTGACCTGCTTCTTCTTGGCATTCTTCAGCTTCATCTGTACAGAACGCCGCGCACGTTCCCGGTCACTAATCTTGTGTGTGGTCTTGGGTTCGCCGGGTCTTTTCTTAGGTCTGCCGACCTTGCCTAGGTCTTCGGGGTTCGGGGGGACTAGGACTCTTTTGCGTGGGGCCACGGGCTAGGCTTTTTCTGCACTACTTGCAGCTTTGCGGCCTTTACATGCTGACATCTTCTTCACACCGCCCTTGGGGGTGCCATGAGCGTAGCCGGGAACCTTGCCGCCCATTGCTTTGGCCTTGGCTCCACGAATCTTGTCATACATGGTTTTAATCTCACCAGCTTCAGCATCGCTGTCTGCTTCTTTGAGCATCTTCTCTATAAACTCTTCGTACTCTTTATTGCTCATATCCTGAATGTTGCTTCGCATTGCGTTTCTTGCTAGTTCCATAACCTTATCCGTCTATGACGACCTCTTTCTTGGGGGGCAACAGGCCAACCCCGTGGATTGCCTGTACGTTGTGGTTCATTGTTTCCTGTTTTGCGATACCAACGCGGTTCAGGATGCTTTCAGCGGCCTTCATACGAAGGTCGTCCCCGCGTTCTATGTCAGGGGCCGTCACGAGGCTCGCCAACTTGTTCGCGGCTGACAGGGAGTGGCCTGCTAACATGGTTTTGGTACGCTCTATAATCTCATCGGCTAGGCGTTCCTTTAGCCAGCCCACGGATTTGGGAGAGTAGCCCACGATTTCGGCAGCAACGGACATATTGCCGTTGTTTTCGAACAGGACATCCAAGAACTGCTCCTGTTTCTCTGTTAGGGCAGCTTTTTTATTCGTCTGGGGTAGTAAATTCATGGGGATTTAGGTTTGTAGGCCCTCTGGGGCTGTACACTTCCACTTTATGTTTAATTCGAACAGGTTCGCACCCGTAGCAAACTCTGCCATTTCATCGACACGCTCCATACACTCAGCTTTACTGGCGTGAGGACCTCGTGTGTCGCTCAACTCAACACATTCTTTGGGTGCTGCAGCTAGACATATTAGTAAAACAGCTTCGAACATGGTGTTCTCCCGCGAACATGTGGCATACCCTTGTATTATGGCGGCTTTTGCAACCTCTGTCAACCCCGTTTTACCCCCCGGTAATATAAAATAACCAAAAATGAAAAAACCTGTTGACAAATCGTGAATTTGATGCTACTATAGGACCTAGTCCTGCCGGGGTAAACCCCCTTGGTACCCTGCAGGTCCCCTAATGGTTCGCAAAATGGTCCCCGCTGGTTCTCCGGTGGGGTTTTTCTGCTTTTACCCTAGGGGTTCGCAAAATACCCTGTATGGATAACCCTAAAACTACAAAAAATATGTCGGGTTTGCATAGCATATGCCGGGGGGGTGGGGTGTCCCTCGCGTACCCGCGCACAGCCATATATTTTTGTTACCATCGGTGATGCCGTTGGTTCTGGTCGTATCGCCTAACAGCCCCCAAACCCCGCGAACATACATGAAACCCCCTAAATACCTGCACGCACGCACGCCCGCGTTACCTGATTTGTCATGCCGGTTAATATCTGGGGTGGCCTTTCGGTTAAGGGAATATATACAATCCCCACCAAACCAGCCCACCGAATAGCCGAGGGATTACCGCCAGTTAACCCCCATTAATCCAAGCCGGACATAAAAAGACCCCCGCCGGATAGACGGGGGCAAGGTTACGGGGCTGTTCAAGGGAGGAAAAGACAGCCCCAACGGGTTCGCGGGAGGTTACGCCACAAGCTTATATTTCGGCTTGTTGCCGCGCCGGTTGCATTCGATGGTATAGCCCCGCTCTCGTAACTCTTGGATGCCTTTTTGTACGCTGGCAAGGGTCATGCCGGAAAGCCGGACAAGGGTATCACGGTTAACCCCGTAAGTTCGCGAAGCTAGGCAACCATGCAACCGGCCAAGCTTGCTATTAGGCTTTGGTCGTTTTACGCGGCTAACAGTCTGTTCCCCATTCCGGTCTGCAAAGATATCGGCAAGGAATCGCCTTGAGTCTGCTTCGCGTTCGGTTACCATTCGGGTTAGGATATTGTGCCGTTCGTCCTGCCGGATTGCTTCTTCTATCCGGGCTTCGATGCTATGCAAATCACTTCTCAATTTGGATGGTAAATTAAACATGGTTTCGGTTCTTTCCTGCTCTATGAGCGTTGGTGGTTCAAGTAATAAAGACCGCGTATATTATAGAGATTATCAAGAGAACGGTCAGGCTCCGATAAATTACGTATAAGGCTTCCATTAGTTATCTTTCATATCACAAATAAGATTACGAAAAGCAGCAAGGTTTCAATCATGCTGCCACCGACAACCAAGCGTCACTATTCAAGACGCTGGCAACCTGTTCATTTCGCTTGCGCTGGACATCATAAACCTTGGCAGTCTTCTTGCCGGTCTGGTACTCCTTGCCGGTTTCAAGATTGGTGACGGTCTCGTTCGTATGGGTTGCCCAGTGAGTCAAAGCATTGTAAGCCGCCCACATTGTCCCGCCCAATTCTGGCTTTTCCTTGTCGAACATGTAAAGTAAGGCGTTCATCAGGCGTTGGTTTACACCGTCAACAACACCGGCCTTAACAGCCCGCCCAGTCTTGGCGCAAATGGTCTCTTTCAAGATGTTCGCAAACTGCATATCGGACAACCGCGAACCCTGCCAAGCCCGCATTTGGTCGCGCTGGTTCGTCCACATATCCAATGAACCGCCCGCCTTGGTTATCATGGCTTCGACACTCAGGTTTTTAGTATGCTTTGCCTTCTGGTGATATGACTTTTCCCCGCCAAAAACCAAGGTATTGCGGCAAAGGTCACGATATGCACCGCTGAATATTTGAAACGCCCATGATTTATCGACGCTATTAAAAATATCCATGCGGCATCTAACAAGGTCGCTGCTATCACCAACAGTTGTTTGCAGGTCGTTAAAGTGAATGGTTCGATGCGCTCGAAGCCCTCCCTCATATAGCCGGTCAGTTACCGAAACATCACCAAGCGGTAAATCAGATTCGCTCAATAAATCGGCCTGCTTTGCAAATAGCCGGTCGTGCGGTTCCAGTTTGTAAGATTCGCCTATGGGGGCAACGTTTAAAACGTCACCGGTTGCGATATTTTCTAACGCGGAGTAATCAGGCATAGGGACATTTTGGCAAATGGTCGCTGCGCCTTCCTGCCGGACAAACTGCAACGCTTCAATGGGGATTTTACGAACCGCCCCAATCTGGTTGAACAAATCGACGTTCGCAGGGTCGTTATGTTCAAACGTATAGTTTCCGCTGCCGCGAGAAACAAAGCCGTGGGTAGGGCTTTCATTAGGTACTATATCAAACATGGTTGGTCGTTCCTTCTATTGGTTGTTGGCATGGTACTTGCTACCAGCCTTGATTTGTTTATGCCATGCCGCCGCCGAATCGGTCAACAATAAAATTCAGATAAAAAACGAGGCGGGAAAAATTCCCCGCCCCGCCCCAGTTGGACAAGCCCCGCTGCTCAACTTGTCCGATGCTATCCCCGCCAGTGGTAACCAACAACCAAACCGGCAAGATAGCCCAATAAAACTTTTTAGGCATAGGCTGACAAAATTCGTTGGTTTTAGGCATAGGCTGACATTATTTCCTAATGTGTAACGAACAAGATTTGTTTTTCCGGT